AATTATTTTAGGAGAAGATAGAGGGTGGAAACCAAACGATGAAGTAACTAGTGCTGAACAAAGTAATGCTTTAATTGGATATAATGACTTACCAGAATATAAAGGAACTATAGATTTAGTTGCTGGTAGAGGAAGATATTATCCAGGACCATCAGAGGTTGATGCTACAACTCGCAGCGATCTGGGTGCCGACCCTAGTAACACGCAGCCAAGGTTGATAAATAATTTAAGAAAAAATGAAGAAAGCTATATAGAGACTGACAAAAATCCAGCAGCTAATAATTTAACCCCTAGGCCTCAAGAAGGTGATCCGGATTTAGTAAGAGATTGCTCTAGAGCTTATATTTCTATGAAAACTAATGGAGATAAAAATTTTGGAATAAGCAATAGTTTAGTTCCCGGATCAATGTCAACAGGATTTGATTCAGAAATTAATGATATTAATGAATCACCCTATGTAGTTTTAAAATCAGATCAAATAAGAATTATTTCTAGAAAAGATGAAGAGAACGATATTAATGGCAGTGTTAGAATAGTAAAGCAGGGCAATAAAAATGAAGATCTAGCTAGCGTTGTTTTGCTTCCAGACGGCACAGTTCAAATTGGCGGTAGCAAAATTTTTATAGGAAGACCTCCAGCTGATGGTGGTGCAGGAGGTGGCCCAGGCCCTGGAGAATCGCAACCTTACGTAAAATATCAAGATTTAGAAAATATATGGAATGCGTTCATGGACGAATTAACTAGTTTCTGTGACACTCTTAATACTCACACCACGCCAGGATACGGCGCGCCGTCGCCCCAGATCATTGCTGCGGCAGCTAAATTAAAAGCGAGCATATCTAGCACTCATAAACCAAGCATCGCACAAGTAAAATCTGAAAGAATATTTGGAGAATAGTATTTATGCCATTATCATCAGCACAAGCAGGTTTGGAAGCTCAAATAAAATCAGCATTTTTAGCGGTTTTAGAAGCAGGAAAACAAGACGGCGCTAATCCGGAAACAATAGTAGCTCAATTAGCTTCAGGTTTGTCTGAAGCAATTCATGCATATACAACCCAAGCTCAAGTAAATACTACTATCACTGTAACCCCTGGTATTGCTGTAGCAACAGCTGGTTCCCCTTCAGCTCAAGCCGGTTCGACTACTAGCCCTGGAAGCGGAACTGGAACTGGAAATTTAACTTAATACTTAATCTTTTTCTTACAAAATTTTGAAAATTATAATTATAGGATATTGGGGTATTTAGATGGCCGTAAGAAATCAATCGTTTCAATCTTATGATTTTAAATCTGTGGGTGAAGACTTAACAGAATATAAAAATAATAGAAGAGAAGATATTGAAAATAAATTGCCCATTGGAATAGCTACTCCAATGAGGTTTTCTCACACTGGCGGTCTATTCAAAATGCATTTTGATCTTAAAGATCAGATAAATGATAATTTTAAAAATCTTTTAATGACTAATCATGGTGAAAGATTAGGAGCATCTGATTATGGGGCTAATTTACAAGAGCTGGTGTTTGAATTGGGCTCAGAAAAAATTGATAAAGAAGCAATAAGAAGAATAAAATCAGCTACTAAAAAATATATGCCCTATTTAAACTTAGAGACTTTTGAAGCTTTTAGAGAGGAATCGACACATTTGGCTTTGGCAAATATAGGGATTAAAATTACGTACACAGTTCCTTTAGCTAATTCAGATGCTCAATTACTAAAGGTAGTATTACAAGTTGGTGGATAAAAATGACGGTATTAAAAACTAATAAAGTAGACTCAGTTAAATCTTATTTAGCTAAAGATTTTAATTCTTTAAAAGCTGATTTAATTTCTTATGCTAAAAATTATTTTCCTGATAAAATACAAGACTTTTCAGAAGCTGGAGTTGGCGGGCTTCTTGTAGAGCTAGCGGCTTTTGTTGGCGATACTATGACCTTTTATTTAGATTATCAGTTTAGTGAATTAAATCCCGAAACTGCTGTTGAAATAAAAAACATTCAAGCTCATGCTCGTAATGCTGGTTTAAAAATATCTGGAGCTGCACCAAGCGTTGTAGATGTTAGTTTTTTTATAGAGGTACCAGCAAAAATTTCTTCTGATGGAAACTACCAACCAGATCAATCCACGCTTCCTGTTATAAACTCAACAACTACAGTATCTTCTAATTCAGGTGTTTCTTTTGTTTTAATGGAAGATTTAGATTTTTCTTTAAAAGACCAACTTGGAAACCTGAAGTGCACATTTCAAGTCTCACAAAAAGACTCTAACGGAAACCCTTCTTTCTTTATATTAAGAAAAAATCAAACATGCATTTCTGGTAAATTAAAAACTCAAACGTTTAATATACCTAATCAATTAATTCCTTTTAGAACTATAACGATATCAGATTCAGATGTTACAGAAATTTTAAAAGTATCTGACTCTTCTGGAAATATTTACTATAAAGTAGAATCATTAACTGAAGATACAGTTTTCAATAAAGTGGAAAACTTAAATAAAGATTTAAGTCTTGTTTCAAGTAATCTAGAAGTAATGCCTGCTCCGTATAGATACGTTACCGAAACTGATTTCACGACCAAGCAAACTAAGATTCAGTTTGGTTCTGGAGAAGCAGAGACTACTGATGATGATATATTCCCAGATCCCAGTGAATTAGCTATTCCGCTTTACGGTAAAAAACAATTTTCAAAATTTTCTTTAAACCCTAATAAACTTTTACAAACTCGGACTTTAGGAATATCTCCAGTTAACACAACAATAACAGTGGTTTATAAGTACGGTGGCGGCCTATCTGATAACGTATCATCTAATTCTATAAGAGCGATAGACTCTTTATCTATAGACTTTCCGAATACCGCGTCTGTAACAGTTCAGAATAGCATAATTCAGTCTTTAGAAATAATAAATGAAAGCCAAGCTAAAGGTGGAGCTAATTCTTTAACTCTCGAAGAAGTAAGAAGTTTAATAAGCTTAACAAGAAACCAGCAGAGCAGGATTGTAACGCAGCAAGACTTATTAGCTAGACTATATACATTACCATCAGAGTTTGGGAGAATATTTAGAGCTGGTTTAAGAAAAAATGAAGAAAATCCTCTGTCAACTGATCTTTTTATAGTTGGAAAAGATATAGGTGGAAATTTAATAATCTGCCCAGATTCTTTAAAGAAAAATATTAGAAACTATATTAATGAATTTAGGCTTATTTCTGATTCTATTAATGTGCTTGACACAACAGTTATAAATTACTCAATTTCTTTTAGTATAGTATGCAAACCCGACGCTAATAAAAATGCAGTAATAGCAAATGTAATAGATAGAATAAAAAATACTAGTGATTTAAAGTTCTTTCAAATAGACCAGCCTATATTAAGATCAGATATAATTAATGCTGTTATTAATACAGAAGGGGTTTTATCTATGATATCTTTAGAATTTAATAACCTAAGAGGCAATATTTCTGGAAATGCATATTCTGATTTTGAATTCGATATGAGTAAAAATTCTTATAAAGGTTTAATAGTAGGTCCACCAGGGTCAATATTTGAATTAAAATTTCCCGAAATAAATATTGTGGGTACCGCGGAGTAGTTGATGTATCTTATTTTAACAGCCAGCAAAGACACTTATATAACAAACAAAATTATAGATAATAAATTTAGAGCTACTGACGCCAATGTAGGTGAAGCTGGCACTATAGATATTTTTAAATTGTATGATGAGTCAGTATACGTTTCGGGTTCTACTAGAATAACAGGATCAGTTAGAGAAACGTCTAGAGGCTTAATTAAATTTGAATTAGATAAATTACAAACATTAACAGCTTCAATTTTAGATTTAAATTCATCAAAATTTCAAGCTCGTTTAAAAATGTACGATATTATGGGAGGCCAAGCTACTCCGAGTAATTATTCTTTAGTGTTATATCCTCTTTCTATGTCATTTGATGAAGGCATAGGGAGAGACGTTTCTGCTTTTAGTGATTTAGATACTGCTAATTTTATTACAGCTTCAGTATCTAACGGCTCTCCAGCTTTGTGGAATATGTCAGGAGCTAATTCTCCAGGGCTTTTAGGTTCGAACAACATAGACTATATTACTTCTGGAACAATAGATTCTCAAACACTCGACTTTGGCTCAAGTCAATATTTTAAAAATGGAAATGAAGATTTAGATGTCAATGTTACAACGTTTGTCAGCTCAGCATTAGCTGGTAATATCGCTAATCTTGGTTTTAGAATTTCTTTTTCTGGATCTAATGATACAGACGATAAAACTAGATTTGTAAAGAGGTTTGCTTCTAGACATTCATCAAATTTATTAAAAGTACCACAACTTCGTATACTTTGGGATGATAGCATTGTCGATAATCACGAAGATTTTATTTTCGATATAAGCGGCTCTCTTTTTTTAAAAAACTATGTAAGAGGCATAGAGAGAAATTTAATATCTGGAAGCTCTGGAACGGAAGTGGCAGGAAGCAATTGCATGAAACTAAAAATTCAAGTTCAAGATTTTTCCAAAACTTTTGATGCGTCGCAGCATTTTGCTGGAACAGATGCTAATTTTATTACCGGCCTTTATTCTTCTTCTTTTGCAGTTTCTTCTTTTGACTCGGCATATGTTAACAACTCAAATGAAACTATTTCTTTATTAATAAAGAAAAGTGGTTCAATTAAATTTGATACGTACTGGCTTTCATCTGACGAGTCGATAGCTTTTCTTACTAGTTCTCTTGAA